AATAGGATTCGAACCATTAACATAAACATAAACATTTGAAGGATAAAACCCAGCATTACTCTCACTTGTTATATTAAATTGCAATCCAGAAATGTCATCATATTGATGTGCATCAACAAAAAATGTTTCATTCTTTTTAAGTATATAATGCTGATTTGAACTACCACTAAACCAATCGCTTGTAATCCAGAAATATGTCCCATTACTTGTAATACCTCTAGGATTTTCATATCCAGCATCAGTAACATCAAATGAATATCCTGTATCATCTCCATTTGTAAAATATTTTTTTACTTCATCTTGCGTTCTTAAAACAACCCATAAATAACCTTCTGAGTAAACAATGCCTCTTCCAACATCAGGAATACTAAACTCATCTCCAGTATAAGATCCATTTATATAATATTTGACTACTCTTCCATCAGGATCATCACTATCAACAATCCAAAAAAATTCACCATCCGTTGTTATTCCTTCTGTTTGTAACTGTGTATTTGTTGTAAAATTCCCTCCAGTATAAGTACCATTAGGATAAAATTCAAACACTATTCCAGCGAAATAAGTTATCCATAGATTACCATCCAAATATGTAATCCCTCTTGGGAATCTACTAATTCCACCAGGAAACTGAGCACTAAATTCATCTCCTGTGGGGGTTCCATTCATATAATATTTTGATACATTCTTTATAACCCTATCAACAATCCAGAAATATGTCCCATTATTAGTTATTCCGTATGGTTCTGACCCCACAGTAGAGAAATTGGTCCCTACTGGCTGTCCATCATATGTAAGGTTAGATTCATTATTAAATTGTAATGTAGCATCTTCTAAAGTTATATTGTTGTATTCAAATTCAGTTCTTCTGAAATATGAAATATTAAAAATAAATTCTGCATTAGGACTTCCACACGTATAATTATCGCCATAATCCGGATGATCAATATCAACGCATACAGTTGATGCTCCAGAAATATTTGCAGTAATATTAATATGGCTATTCAATTCAAGGTCAAGTGTAGTTACAGAAATATCCGCAGTATCATCACCAACACCATACCAGAAAGGATCAAGATATTCTTTCCCAACTCCGACCCCCCACTTAATTATATCATCAGGATCGTTCTTAAGGCCTACAAGCATATAATCTTGACAACTATATCTCGCGAATCTGTGAACATAAATTCTATCTTTTCTTGGCTTAGTAGCGTTTGTGAAGTTCTCATATCTCCATCCACTTGTAGAATGATTGATGCCCTGTTTTAATAGGAACTCTTTTTTAACTCTACCATCCTTAAAAAATATCCAATAATTTTTGACAGTTGGAGAGAAATCAAGCTTAAGCTCATCCGGATTATAAATGTCATAATTATCTGGACCAAGATTACAAATCTTACCATATGAAACGCAAGGATCATCTGGTGTACCTAAACAAATATCATCACTCCCAGTAATCTCAAAACCCATAAACATCAAAACAAAAAATAGAGAAGTAATTGTAACGATTGCCCCACCTGCTATTTTTGCGTACTTACTTGATTCTCTTCCTAGATAAATTCTTTTGTTTCCCATTATGCATTTGTACTTGATTGGACAACTTTAAGCGACCAATTTATTTTGGTGGGTTCAGCTTCAACCTGTGTTGAATTAAAATACAAAATCTTAACCTTCAGAGTTCCTCTTAGATCATCAACAAGGGTCAATGGATATCCTGTATCTGTGTCCTGGTGCCCATTTTGTAATGCTTCCAGCGCATCTACCCATGTCTTAAGTGCTGCGACGTTTTCTGCTACATATGTTCCGGAGAATGTTATTGTCTTGACCACTCCACCAAAATCGAAAACATCAGTATCGTCAGAATCAGACAAATAAAGCGGCATAACTGCTAGACTAGATTCTTTCCTACAATCATTATCCTTTATAACAGAGCTTGATCCATCGTGTATTACTATTCCGCCTATCGTTGTATTTCCCATTAGATTATTCCTCGAGACTTTAATTCCATCATTGTCAAACTTGTGAATCTTCTCGCTGCTTCATCTGCATCAAAATTTGAACCGCCGCCCATTATCTGGATTGTTGGTTTTAAAATAATACTACTTGCACTATTATTGTTGTTTTGAACTCTAGGTATTACACTTTCTCCTCTATGCAACATTGCAAGTCCAGTCTCCGGGACGAATGCTGTTCCTGTTGCATATCCCTTACTGTTTCCAAATCCGAAATAACTCCCAACATCACTAAGCGCGTCTGTTATCTTCCTCCATAACCACGAACCTAAATTCCAAGACCAATCCCATATACTTGTTACCTTCCCCCACAACCAAGAACTAAAATCAAAAGTCCAATTCCATATACTTGTTATCTTTCCCCACAACCATTCACCGTAATCTTCATCATAATTCCAAACACTTGTAATAACTCCCCATATCCAACCTGCATAATCATAAGTCCAATCCCATATACTTGTTATCTTTTCCCATAACCAAGAATTAACATCATTGGTCCAATCCCAGATGGTAATTATCTTTTCCCACAACCAAGTTCCCACACTACCCCAATCAACTTTTGCAAGCGCACTACTTATTGTTGATCCAAGAATACCAGTGAATCCAGTAGTGGATCCTTTTAACCCAGTCTTTATGGCTCCGGATGCTGCAGTATCTTCTCCTCCTCCAAAAAGCGCTTTTCCTGTACTGGACTCTCTAGTCCATTTCAACCAACCAACTGCGACCTTCATTAACATAATCGCAAGTGGTCTCAATAAAGTTGCCAAGAAATCTCCAAACGGCCTAAAAAATATCATGAACGATCTTTCAAAAATAGATAAAACTCCTCTCAAATATCCGCTAGATTTCTTAAGAATTCCAAGTGTTGCTGCAAGTGTAACTCCTACAATACCAATTTTAACCGCCACCCCAGCAAGTCCCTTTGTCATTCCACCAAGTAGTCCTGCTGCTTGAGATGCTCCGGACGTAGCAGACGACTTTGATCCACCGAATCCCACAGATTTAAGTGATTTTTTCAAGGACTCTGCTATCTTATTTCCGATCTGCTTTCCGACTTTTTCTCCTTCTCTTCCGCCTTTAATTGATATAGGCACCTCTACTTTGAAATCTTCTGCCATTACTTTCCGAGTTCGGCACCTACCTTCTTTTTGTATTCCATTTCCATCTCCTTCATATACACCATCCTATCATATGGTAGAGCATCTACCTGGTCCGGGGTGTAACCAAACCGATTGGCAAAAAGCCAATAAATAAAATTTTCTGCTACTTCTGGATCGTCCAAATAGTGTCCGCTTAAACTTTCTCTGATTTTAAATTTTTTTTTTCAGAGGGTTCCGCAAACTCATTGTATTCATCAAACAAGTAATCAGTAACATCCGAAGGTAATTTCTTAATATCATTAACTTCTGTTTCGAATGGTGCTTTGATAATAGCGTGTGACAAGATTTTCTCTTGTATCTCAGACTCGTCGATTTTGATTTGTGGTTGCCCACCCAATATCGTTGTCTTAGTACATTCAGCTTTTATCTTATTCCTTACCCCAGTGTTAAGTTTTCGGACGGTGATTAATTCTTCTGTAGGAACTCCGTCTCGCGTAATTGTCAAAGGGATATCCTTTGTCTGTTCTACGATTTGGTTCTTTGCATTAATCTCCATGCTCGGAATAACGTGTTTTTTATCTTCTTCCATTTTAAACGTTTGTTGCTGCTACTGGTGCAGTCTCAACATCATTTGTATAAATAATGTTAGTGCATCCTCTAGCCCAGCCAGTTACATCTTCCTTGATTACTTCTGTTGGATTTTGTGGTAGCGTTTCTTCATTCAAGTGAATTCCAGTAAGATTGATGTCTAAGATATCTCCATCATCATTTGTGAACGTCAATTCCAATGTTGCTATTTCTGTTCCAGATCCCGCATCAGGCGCGCTTGCAGTGTTTGTCCCATTCATGAAATATGTTAATAAATCAGTATAATCATTGAATGCTGCTGTCATCGTGAAATTGTATTCTCGATTCTTAGCAACTACTCCGGTCATAAATCTACTACCAATACCATAAACTGGTTCCGCCGTATTAACAATATTCAACTCAAAGCTCTGAACTGCTGCGATTGATGTTCCGTCAGGCATTTCAATCGAACCATGCGCGAATGTGAATATCGGTTCTACGTCTACAATATCTGCTGCAAATGTTGTTCCTAAAGTTTCATATCGATATGTTGCATCAAGAGTGAACTTTAATGCTTCATTTATTGCTGCAGTGATTGTTAACGAATTAGTCACACATCCAACTATTGACGCTGAGAAATCTGTTGTTCCCAATTCCATTGTTGTTTTTACTGAATAACTTGGAAGAATGTTTGCTTCTGTGTATGTGTGCGTATATGCTCCAGGTGATCCGCCGTCTGTGTTTGCACCCATAACTCCCAATAACCAATAAGGATTACTTACCATTCCTGTGACTGATATTTCTCCACCGTATTGTTTGTTGATTGTTGCGGTAGCATTTCTTGCTCCAACACCATAAACTCTTTCTGCGTTATTCGTTCTAGTGACCGTTATTTCGATCCCCTGCCCGAATGGTACATAAGTTTCGTCTGATGCTGTGTGACTTGCGGCTGCGACTCCCCAAGCATCCATATCTTCAAATGCATACATACAAGTTGATCCTCCACCTCCAATATAATTTTGTGCCATTTATTTTTTACCTCCCTTAGCATTTAATTTTCTCTTTTGAGTATTTTTAGTCATGTCCTTCTCTTCCTGGTCAATTGGTTCACTCACAGGACCATTCTCAGACACTTTTATGTCTTCCATAAGAACATCTGCCTTTTCCTTTGAGATATGCCCTGCTGCGAAGTCTGTCATAATCTTTTTCAATTCTTTGTTTGCCATTAGGCCGAGTCCACGTTGATTTTTATTACCATATTAAGCAGCCGTATCAACGTTAAACATCCCCTCAACATCTATATTTTTTTGCATAATTTCATCTTTCTTGTCCGGACTGTTAATCGTTGGCCCGATTAATGTTGGTTTTGTGAAACCTAAATAATAAAAACTATTTGCATTTGAAACATAAAGGTCCTTAATTGTGTTAACCCAATCATCAAGATCGTCAGAATTATTTGAATATAGGACAATTGTTATTGATACATTTGATATGAATTGTGAACCACCTATCCCTAACGGAACAATCGGTGCATTTATGACATCAACCGCCATTCGTGGATAAGAATCTATCGTCAAATCGTTCCTAGGAAAGTCTGGAAATATTTTATCATCACCATAATCATAAGATACAGTATAATCTCCTGTTTGATTTGATGTAAACGTAATAATGCAATTAACCGCCCCCTTCTTTGGATATACCACCGTATAATCTACTCCAAGATTTTTTGTAACTGCATCCACAACAATACTCCTGATATTCTTCACTGGAGTTGATTCAATAGTTATAGTGTCAGTTCCTGCCAATGTACCTGTTGCTTCCGCAGTAGTTACTCCTCTAACCGTTGTACTAAAAACATCATTGTTTCTTAAGAATACTACTTGCTCTTGCTTAATTTTTGGTATATTCATTTTCCTCTTGGAAACTCGCCTCTTGGCAATCTTATTAATCTAAAATTCTATATAAACCTACTTTCAAAATTCTATAAGGATTTTAATATCTCTTCCTGGACTATTTGGCCAAACTTGTTCCTGAGTGTGTTTCGTATAAACGGGTTCGGACGCGTTCCTGGATGCTTTACAACTTTTGTTACTGGTCCATTATCTCCACCCCAATGTAATGCCTTCTTATCCTTTGGCTTAATCAAATGTGGGGGAGTTCCGAACTCAACATATTTTCCATAATCAAGCATCGTAATTATTAGACTGTTTTCTCTTGCTTCAACTTTAATTGACCAACTCAAAAATCCCTTATCTACCGGACATACTTTAACTAACTCGTTTCGCAATCGAATAGCAATCCTTGGGAGTGCTCTCTCTAGTGCTTCTTTAATCTCAAGCATCTTCTACATAGAAAAGCATAGCCTTTTTCATTACACTCGTTCCGTTGAAGTCTCTTGCACTAATATTATCAACCCTATAAATTTTTGAGTCATAGGTTATCTTGTCATATTTATTTAATGTAACATTTGGGCCCACAAACGCCATCATATCATAGCTTTTATTTAATCCAGATTTATCAAGATCATACTTTGTATTGTATGGCTGTAAAACAATATTTATAGCTTCGTCTGTTCCGTCTGTATAAGTCTTATTTCCAGAGAAGTCTGTTGTCTTTGTTACCGGTGTTCTAACCGCAGTAACTCCAAAATCTGCAAGTGGTCCATTAAGGAAATCACTTCCTACTCCAACTGCTTGTTTTTCATCGTATTTTACTACAACCGTCATATCATCCCAAAGTGGATTCAAAAAAGTTATTTCTGATGAAGAAGAATTATGAGATATTGTATATTCCGTATTCAATCCCAATGCCAATCCACTAGCATAAACCAATAATCCATCTTGTTTTGTTATCCCGGTATTGCTCAATGTTAATACTCTATTAGCATCACCACTACTACCACTAGCGTCTGCACCGGTCCCATCAAAAGTTCTTGAATTTGTTGCCATATTATATTAAAGTGTTCATTTTTTTTAAATATTGTTATTGACTAATTAGTCTGGTTCCTGGATCAAATACAATATCGCATCCTGAACTTAAATTTAGATTTCCGAATCCTGTGATGTTCGCACTCAGTGTCCATACTCCAGAATTTGAAGTAACTATATCATCTCCCCCCAAATCCGCATTTGTATCAGTTGTGCAATTCTCTGAACAATCCCTTAGCCAAGTTCCCGATGAATAAGTGCAAGTACCAAATACGTCTGTATAACTAATTCCATCGTCATTATTATATAGTTGTGTAATTTCTTCTTGGGATATCTTCCTAGACCATCCGGATGGCTCATCAATTACCCCATCGAAATACCCTTCTGCTCCCGAATAACTCCTTCTACCTATATTAAAATCTGAGCTAACATCTGATAAACTACATACTTGCGTAGAATAACCAACATATTCTCCGTTAATATAATAACTCATGTTATTGGCAGGATCATCCCAAACGGCAGTCACCATATACCAAGTTCCAGTGTCCATAGATCCAACCTGTCCACCTCCACAAGCCCCTATCGTAACATAAAATCCTCCACTAGGTCCTACCCCGAAAGCGAATGACCTTCCAGTTGATTCATCATCTTTAGCATAAATATGATTCCAATCCCAAGACTCCGCCTTTATCCATGCATTAAAAGTTGCATAATCTCCAGTAATATCAAAATTATCTCCATAATTTGAGAATTGGGAAGAGCCTGTTTCGTAATCTCTTGCACTTAAAATTTTCCCACTTGTATTCGTAGAAGTGTCTGAAATTGCATCTATCCCACTCAATTCTTCTCTTAAAGTTGAATTATCAAGTTTCATATAAAATTCTAAATCTACATTTAAACTTTCTGTCCAAGGATCAAGTGCATAAAAATGATTATTGGATATAGCTTCTTGCATTGTTTCTGAACTTGGATAAAATGCTATCCAATATTTATGGCTCGGCTCATTAATACTTTTTACTTGTTCAATATAATCAATAGTTAATTTTAATGTTTCTTTCTCCCCTGCTACTATTGAGAAATTCTTTTTATAATACCATTTATTCATTCCCTGGAAATCATAATCTATTGAATTGAATGCTCCACTTACATCATCCCATTCTGTTTTTTGTTCAGTCCAATATGCAGTCTTAGAGTTTATATCTCCTGACTCAAAATCATGTTCGAAGACTATGTTTGTAATGGTTCCGTTAGCATTATTGATTTCTTCATAACACCAAAAATATTTAGGATTAGTTGTATAATTAAACGTATAATTACATACGTATTCTTTTTGGATATTTACTTCGTGAGGATTATATTCAGCTTTGGTGGGCCTCATTTTTGTAGTATTAAATCCAAAAACAATATTAATATCTCCAGTATATTCTTTGCTCATTAACTCTATTACCGGTTGATTAGAGACAGCTGTTGATCTAATATAAATATTACTATCATTTACATATACATCATCACCATCATAATAAAACGGTAACGCAGTCCAATTTGTCGGTCCATACCATGTTGGATCCAAATATTCACGATCTTCATAATTCACTGCCCACTTGATAATATCATGTGGACTTTCTTTCATCGCAACAATTCTAATTTGATAATCCCTAGCTTCCCTAAGAACCCATGAATAAGCTACCCCATTACTATTCGGAGCACCACACCACGTTCCAGTGCACGTTTTATCTAATGGTATGTCTCGCCATCCCTTACCCCAACTTCTTTGTAGCTTCCAGTCTTTAACCGCAGGACTAAATTCAAATGGAGTTTCTCTTCCCCAAGGATCATAACCAATCGGATAAATAAAAATATCTTCTTCGGCTGTAAAATTAATATAGGCATAACAAGGATCGTCTATTGTTCCGGCACAGACTTGATCACCAGAAAAACCAGTAATTGTAATTGCTCCACTCAAACTTAAAAATAAAAATATTAATCCGATTCCTGTTCCTATACTACCGATTGGTATGCCCAACTTTATGGCCCATTTCTTGGCTGTTTCGAAATATATTTTTTTCATGTTTCATTATCCGGAGATTATAAGATTGGTGCCATTATGATACATTGAACCCTCCTGTCCATCACCAAAGTAAATTCTAGTATTCGTTCCAACATAAATATTCTCTATCTCGTCATCTGTAGCCCCGATATTATTTCCATCTGTATCAAGATATCCTCCTAGTTGTGGAGCGGTATCATCCACAACATCTTGTAAAAATAAACCAACCGCCCAATCATAAATTTCATCCGCCCAACTAAAATGTGTCACATCTCCATCTGAAGGAGTAGCATGAGGAATACCAGTAAAATTGTCCCAAGATTGAGCACGGTACAAATCACCTGCTTCTGATGTTGTTGAATAATCGCCTTTGTCGTCCGACCAATTCCCAATTCCTAAATCATTAGTAAAATTAGATAATGAATTATATAAATCGCTCAAAAAACCTATATGCCCAGAAGATACATAATCTAAATTATCAAGTGCTGAGTGATCCGTTGTTGGCGATGTTGGTGCTCCGCCTCCGCCTGTTACATCTCCTGCAATCTTTCTTGAATAATCTCCATTCTGGAATTGGCAAAACTCATCATCAGATGCATCCATTAAAACCCATGTTGTTGCAGTATATTGCTCTTTTATCACTGTGTTTGGCGGGAAAACATTTCTGACACTCTTACTGTCTTCTTCTGCCTGCCTACATGATATATATTCGGCACCTGGATTACTTGGCAAAACATAAACTAACTGACAACTCGTTCGTGATGTTGGGATCGCACCAACAACTAATGGAACGAACTTACTAGCTCCAATCGTTGTCCCATCAGAATATTGTGTGATCGCAGATAAATCAGTCGCATAAACCCAGTCTCCTGTAGAATTAATAAAAAAGAACCCATCATCTGCCATAGTCATATTTTGGCACATAACAATATCATAAATAATCAATGAATTTCCTGATGTAAGATTAAACTCTGTAGCACTCGTGTCATCATCATAACCAATAACGTAAAGAGCCCCACTAACCTTTGCCCGTTTAGAAGCTCCATGAATTGACTCGTACAGCTGTTGTGTTGTGGGCGTAAATGCTTGTATGACTCCATTCTCCCCTATGTAATATGTGGCAATATCAATCGCCTCAACACCAATCCCAGGATGCGCAGATAAAGCTTGCAGGATAGGAGCCCCGCCGTTCGTTATAACAATGTAGTTTATTTGTGGCGATGAATTAACTCCATTGGTAAGTGTAACATTAACTATCGGCGACTCGAATGATAAAATTTCCTGATCAAAATTGACCTCAATATCATGTGCATTTGTCGAATTCAAAAACACAATAGTATGAGTCCCATTGTTTGTTGTTAATATTTCTATTGAGTCCAAGACTGTATCATCCTGTAGGGCATCATTATGCGAAAGCATTCTGTTCATGTTGTGCTGCTCTGCATCTTCGTCCTTGAACCATGCGTCACCTACTGCCTGGAAATCATCACTAACCAATAAATCTGCCCCAGTGGTTGTTGTGTTACAATCAATTTTAAGTTCTTCTCCAATTTCAGCCATATAGGCAACACAATCAGTTGCATCACTTGTATTATGGAACCCTTCAATTTCGTTCGCTATCAGTAGGCTTCTTAACAAGACACTGGACTGTGAATCACCACCGGATTGCAATATAAGATGTGGAAGGTTCTGACCGGATGGGCCAGTTTGATATATACCTAATGCTGGCCCTTCAATGTTTGAATTCTTCTCGGTAAGATTCTTTATAGTCGTTCCTCCAAACAATATACCATTAGCTTCCATGTCCAATTCTCCAGTCATAGTATCTCCGTCTACATTAACATAGACATCATCTGCCCAAGTCTCGTTCCATGATTGATTATCATAAAGATTGGTTGAACCTTCAGCCAAATCATCAGTAGATTGCTCCGTAAACCACGTATCAATAAATGAAGTAAGCTCTGACAATTTTATACTCAATGCTCCAGCAATATTCTCAAACCAAGTAGAATTAGCTGTATCGTATTCGTCCCAAAAGTCTGAACCATTAACATTCAAATTACATTCTTCTGATTGCAATATGAAATTT